ATCCATGACCGAGGCGAAACAACAGACCAAGAATACTATTTATATCTAAAATTATTGCGTCACATGTTAGATTCTGTTAGTGCAGAACCAAAAGGACACTACCCAGATTTATATGTGTTCTTGGACATTTCGCCGGAGAATGAAGTTAAGAATATCTTGGAACGTAACCGTGAGATGGAAACAGCAGACCCAGCACTCATTGAATATTATCATTCAATTAATGATGGGTTCAAGAATTGGGCTGATTCTTATAGTGAAGCACCGATTGTCAGAATTGATAGGAACAACCTTGATTTTGTGAATAGCATTGATGATAGAATTACTGTTTTAAATACTATTGAAGAAAAGTTAGCTGAATTAGGTTATTTGACGGATTCAGAATTTAAAGAAATTAAAAACACAAGAGAGAAGCGAGGAATTTTAGAATGAAAGTTTTTATTGCGGCGATCACATTTTTATTTGTCACATTGTTCATGATAGCCTTCTATGGTGTCGTGGCGTTTGTACTTGGGGAATTATGGGGAGTTGATATGACGCTCATGTTATCAGTTCGTTGTGGGATTACTGCTTACATTTTATCAATCGTACTGCCAATGGTTTTAACCCCAGCTATTTCAAAAGAATAATATTGACTGCACGCTTGTTAGCGTGCTTTTTTTATGCTATAATGTTAATAGAAAACAGGAGGTTATAACCAATGAGATTAATAACTTGTTATGGGCCTAACTGCTATAAACAAGGTATAAAGCACCCGAAAAGTGAATTAACAAATTTTCATGGCAAGAATTATTGCGATAAATGCTTAAATGAAGTAATGAATGATTACGAATTCAGACAATCACTAACATCATTACTATTAGAAGATTACAAAAGCGATTATCTACCCGGAATTGTAATAGCACAAATTAAAAAATATCGTAAAATAGGAATGACGTATGAGGGCATGTATAGTACAGCCTTATGGATCAAGCAAAATAAAGGCGTAACGTTTGAAAAAAAATACGGTGTTGCTTTGATTAAATATTATTACGACAGTCATTCGCATTACAAAGAAAATAGCATGGACGATAATCAAACAAAAAGTAACAATGCAATCGTGATTATATCAAAGCCAAAACGTAGACATAAACAAATCAGAGAAATTAATGGAGATGATTTACTTGATTAATCAGAACGAATTAAAGGCATTAACGCCACAAAGTCAAATATTTGGAGTGTTAGGTGTACTATTAAATAATCCAGAAAAATTGCTTTCAGACGATGTATTTTTAGATAAAGAAGATTTTCAAAATAATGTTCACAGAATTATCTTCTTTGCTATTAACAACATTATCAAGGAATCGGAACATTTAAAAGAAATATCTGCGATTGATGTTGATACTTATCTAACTCAATTCGAGAAATATCATGCAATCTTTGCTTCTTCTAAAGGCATTGATTATGTCCAATCAGCAAAAGATAATGCCAATATTGGTACGTTTAACTCAAACTATCACTATCTAAAGAAAATGACAGTCCTTAGAAAGTTTGCAGAAAATGGGGTTGATATTAGTGATATTTATAACATTCATACAGAAGATATTAAGCTACTAGAAGAACAGCAGAAAAGACTTAGTCAATTATCAGAAGAAGATATTGTTAACCATTTTACACAGGTGGTTAGCGGGATCAGAAATGAAGTTTCGGATTGGCAAAACAATTCATCATCTTTCTCGGCGGGTGACGATATTGAGTCGTTCATTGAACATATTAATGATGAACCTCAATTTGGTTATGGGTTCAAAGATACATTTATGAATTCATTAACTGGTGGTATGCAACTTGGTAAGCTATACTTACGATCAATGAAAACTGGTGGTGGGAAATCCCGTCTTGGTATTGCAGATTTAATTAATGTATCTGCAACAGAGCAGTACAATTGGCACAATAAAAAGTGGGTTAAGAACAACGATGTAGAACCGTCATTATTTATTTCAACAGAATTGGATAAAGATGAAATTCAAATGATTCTTTTATCTGCAATCACAAATCTAGCGCCAGAGATTATCAGACGTGGTAATTTTGACCCAGAAACTAAGAAAATTATTAATCATGCCGCCGATGTTTTACATGACTCACCGTTGATGTTCAAAGAGATCCAAGATTTTGATATTGACGATATTATGTCAATTATTGATGAATATGTATTTAACTACGATGTCAAATATATTGATTTTGACTATATTCAAGCCGTTCCTAAGTTATTGCGGTCTGGAGCTAAGTTATTCGGTGGAAGAGATGTTCGGGGTGATAGAATTCTATTAGCATTAACAGACAAGCTACATGCAAAGGCAAAAGAACTTGATGTATATATTATGTCATCAACGCAAATCTCACCTTCTGGGGAAATGGACTACGAATCATCACGTACAGAACGTGCCCTGCGTGATTCAAAGTCAATCGCTGATAAGATTGATGTTGGTATGATTACGGCAGAGGCCAACGCAAAAGATAAGAAAAACCTAGAGAAGCTTATTAATAACACTGACATAAATCCATACGGATTAGAACCTAACATGGGCAATTTCATCTATAAAAACCGTTTGGGCAAGAAGTCAATTGTTATTTGGTCTTACGTTAACTTAGGAACGTTATACAGCTATCCATTATTTGTAACCGACTACCAATATAATTTAGTTGATGTGCCACGCACAAAGATTGAGGTTGGTAGTGATGGTAGCTTTGGGGTTAAAGAAGACCTTGTATTCTAGGAGGTATATGTGGTGGACTATTATAAAAGTGATTTAATTAAGGTTATAAAATACTATGGCCTTGATTATAAAGAAGGAAACGATTATTACCAATTAAGAACATATTGTCATCACCAAGACGGTGGTGGTAATTATAAATTGTACGCATACTTTAACGACAATGATGTCGTATCTTTGTACTGCTACTCAAACTGCGGGTCTATGAATCTAGTAGGATTTATCATGCACTACAAGGAGTGTGATTATCCGAGTGCACAATCTGAAATTGATATGATTGTTGGTAAACGTCAGATGACAGGGTTCGTGGCACAGGACTTATATAATCCAGCTAAACAGCTTGAAAAAAGGCATGAAGATAAAAGTATTAAGGACATTAAGAGATTAAGTGCTGGGATATTAAGCTCTTATAGTAGATATGCGTATGGCGGTTGGGTGAACGAGGGAATTAGTATAAGAACACAGGCTAAATTTGGTATTAGATATTCGATACCAGAGAATAAAATTATTATTCCACAGGTTGACAAAGATGGAGAGCTGATAGGAATACGTGGTCGTAGTCTTGATCCCTATGAGGTTAAAATGTTCGGCAAGTACCGCCCTGTCAGGTTCAGAGGTCAAATGTTGTCATACCCGACAAGTTTAAATTGGTATGGGCTTTATCAAAATAGGGAAACTATCATGAAGACAAAACAAGTAATTATTTTTGAATCTGAAAAGTCTGTTATGCAGTTAGATACCATTATGAACGGAAACGGTAATGGTCTAGCGCTTTCTGGATCTAGTATATCTGACTGGCAGATTAATGAATTGATGAAGTTAAATATCAGTGAGGTTGTTGTCGGCCTTGATAAAGATTATAAAGACGAAACTGGATATAATATTCACGCCAATATGATTGTCAAAATGTTCAAAAAACTATTGATTAGATTTAACGTTACTGTTATATTTGATGATATAGATGGGTTACTCGGATATAAGGATAGCCCCACTGATTGTGGTAAGGAAACATTTCTAAAATTAATGAGGACAAGGAAGGTAATGTCGTGAAAGTAGTAAAAAGTGATGAAAAAACTGTAAACAAGCAAATTGACGGATTTAATATTAGTATCACGCCAAAAAGCGTAGGAAATGTAGTCGAGCAAGCAATTGAATACCGAAAACAGAAAGTTTGGGGCGTGAGCAATGGTGTTGTAGATTGCGAGTGTTTGCCTTACAAGGACGAACTAAATGCAATTGCGGAAGATTTACATGAGAATGACCGTAGAGTGGCGCTTCTGGTGGACGTTGATGTGGACGGATACATGTCTAGCACGATTATATATAAGGCGCTTAAAGATATTAATGATAAGTTAGACATTGACGTGCTGTTACCAGACATGAAACTTCATGGTATTAAGGCAAATATTGATTTGGTCACTAAGGATTATGATTATTTATTTCTGCCCGACAGTTCGAGTAACGATTTGCACACGATTGCAAAATTGGAAAAGAGTGGCGCTAGATGTGTCGTTATCGACCATCACATTTTATCTCAGGAAGCATATCTACTCGATAATCCAGACAAGTTTCTAATTGTTAGTAACCAATTTCAAGATTCGGAATTGGATAGGGAATTGACGGG